TCCAATACCAATTCTGTTATTTGTAGCATTAACAAAAAGTGTGCTTGCATCAACTGCAAGATTTCCTGTTACATTTATATCACCAGTATAAGAAAGTGACCCTCCGCCATATGTTTCCTGCCATGGTGTGAGGTTCGTTATAGTGGTAGCAATACCGACACCACCTGTGTCTTGTTTGGTATAAAGATTGCCGTCGTAATAGTTGATTGCAAGTTCGCCAAGAGACAAGTCATCCAGAAGAGGAGCTTTTCCCGTGACAGCAGACTTCTTCAGTCTAATCTGAGGAGTGGGCATTGTGAGCTACATGTTTGGTATGGACCATAGTAGTAAGTATAGACTTACCAATAATCTATTTAGAATTCACCACCATCTTGAGCGTTTTCCACTGTCTCAACAGGTTTACGTTTTGTGGTTCTTTTTGCCTTTGTGATGTTTTTAATCTGGTCTTCTCTTTCACTGACGTGAGTCTCAAGGTTTTTAACTTGAATCACTAGTTGTTGATTAGCAGCTGCAAACTCTTGAATCTTAGAGTTTTGTGCTTCAATCAATTCTTGTTGTTGTTGGACTCTTGCCTCTGTTGTAATCAATTGATTGAATAAATCAAATGATTTTTTCTGATATGCACTTATCAAAAACTTAGCTTCATTTTCCATTAAAAAGGGGGACTCATGTCCCCCTATTTATCACTAAGAGGATGCTTTCTCAGCGTCCTTTTGTTCTCTTCTTTTTATCTCTGCCTCTTTCTCTTCTGGAGTGGCATCTTTTTTATTGAAGTCACTCATCAGAAGCTACCACAATCGACAAGAACATTCTGAAGAACTCTGTCAGAACCACTTACTGTGATAATAGCAGTAGCAACACCAACAGAATCAGAAACTGTTAAACCACCAACTTCAATGGTTGCCCACTGATCACTTTGAACAGTCAGAACACCTGAGGATTCAGAAACTGACTTACCAAAACCGATTCTGGAAGTTGAATCGTCCCAGAAGACTGCTGCCTTCTTGGCCAGTGAATCTGCGTAGTAGTTGAACAACATACCAACGTCTTTGTTGGTATCAGAACTCAGAGCTCCACCATCAACAACCTGAAGTTCAATCAGGGTGTCTTCCACAGTCATCTGTGTGGTGTTCACATAAGTCTGTGTTCCGTTGACATAAAGGTCACCAGAAACAGTCAGTGAATCAGCAATCGAAACCGCACCAGTGGAGTTGGTGATTGTGATGGAAGCTGTGCCATCACGAGCCTGAATGTCAGTTACCTCAATGGTTGGAACATCCAGTTCAGTTGTGATGTTAACTGTGTCAGGAAGACCAACTGTAACAGTTTGTCCAGAAACACTGGTGTTAACCTCATTAGCTGTACCAGAGATGGTCAGAGTTTGTGAGGTTGAAACTGAACCAGTACCAGAATCACCTGCCAATGAGGTGGTGAGATCCAGTGCATCAACGTAAGCCTTTACAGACTGTTGAGTGGGTAGAGCAGTAGCACTGTCTGAACTCAGATCATCCTCATCAAGAATCGTTGTGATTCCAACCAAAGTTTGACCAACAGTTCCAATCTGAAGTTGGGTAACTGTGGTTACGCCGGTCATTACTTGACCAGATGCGTTTGTGTCAAATGTTGCTGCGTTGACTTCACCAGTCAAATCACCAGTGACATCTGCACTGATGCTTCCAGAAACTGTCAGAATGTTAGTGGAAGGATTATAAGTAATTCCAGCATCATTCTGAATGGCTTCCTGAGTGGGATTAGCATTCAGACCATCAACAAAGGTGAGATAATGAGTGGAGTTTGCGTCAGTTGAACCAACAGAAATTGAAGATGCTTGTGCACCACCACCAGAAACAGATTCAAGAGATGTTTCCAGGTCTTGAAGTGCCTGTTTGACTGTTCTAGAATCAGAGATGATTGAACCAGTAAAGGTTCCCAAATCTGTACTGTCTGAAGAAACACCAGAAAGTGTTACCAGATTATCAACATTGGCTGAAAGTCCAGCATAAGAAGTTCCATTAACACTCAGTGTTGATGCAATAACAACTGCATCAGGAAGACCAATGGTGATTGTGTTATTGGTAACAGCGGTGTTGACCTCATTTGCTGTTCCTGCAAATGTGATGGTTTGACCAGTACTTACTGTGTCATTTGAACCACTGTCAGCTGCAATGTCAAAAGATGAAACTACTTCTGACCAGGTTAAGGTTCCAGTAGAATCAATGGATTGTAAGTAGTAACCTGCAGTTGTTACACCTGGAAGTGTGTAAGTGGTGATTCCTGCAAGAGAATCTGGTGCCTTTAACTGAATGTAATCAGAACCATTACTGGTTCCTTCATAAAGGTTGATTCCACCACCAGTTGATGCTCCTTCCAATGAGAAGAAATCATTACCACCAATTAGTTTATTACCAGCTGGTGAACCAACATAGAGTTGGTAGGAATCAGTAGTAAAACCAGGTTCTCCTACTGCGAGGGTTGGCAGATTAGCCTGCAAACCCCTTTTTAACTTAAGTGTTGGTGCGTTTGCAGTCACTTGACTACCCCCTCCTGAACTTGTTTGAAAATTCGATCTTGCTAAGTAAACAACGTCACCAGATGATGAAGTTCCATCTGGATAAGTTGCATTTGTTCCCCAGTCCGTTGTTGAACTATTGGAACTGCCACTTAGATCTTGTGAACCGTAACGACCCTCTGGGTCTACCCCTTCAACAAAATACCATTGATCATTGGTAGTGTTTTTGAAGAAACCATATTTCTGATAACTTGGATCACCACCGTTTGGTGTTCTATCAAAATACCAAAATGTTTGTCCTTCAGCAGCTTCAATAGTTGATCCAGAGGAGTGTTTGTATCCTGTTCTGGAGGTAAAGATACCCGCTCTAGTTGACGATCCACCTTCAAAAATTACAACATCACCATCTAATTGGTGATCTGCAATGTGATAACTGTATCCATAGAATCCAGAGGTTGAACCTGGATTGTTGGCATCACTATCGGCAACGCTACCATCAGCATCACTCCCGTCATTGTCAGTTCCTGGATCTACATCGGTAACAAAGTACCAAAGATAGGCAGGAATAAGATTGTTGTATGTAAGAAAGAAACCAGCATTAAGTGTATCATTATAAAAGTATGTCTGCGAAACCGCAGCATCAATATCACCTACACCAGGGTCAGAAGTCGTTAGGTCTCCAATATTATTGGAGAAAAACCCACTTTCTTGTTTATAGAGACCTTTGTAAGCAGATCCACTACCTCCATTGAAGGAAGTTGAGGAACCATTACCAAGGAAATAAACGTGGGTTGTATACCCGACTGACATTTATTTGTGTGTTTAGTCTTTATTATTTAGAAAGACCCATAGTCAAGTGTGTCATCATCCACACTGTCTGATCTATCAACAATTTCAAATGGTGTTGTGAATTCAAAGTCTGTTCCATTGAAGGTGAGAACATCATTAGTAGAGATTCCAGTAACATCAACATCATCCAATGTTGCAAGTGTAGTTCTTCCTGCTCCAGTAAGATTTCCTTGAGATGTTGCAATAAATCTTCCTTCTGAAGAACTATAAACAATCACATCACCATCATTTACACTTTCAGAAATAAGTTGTCTCAAACTTCCAAGAATGTCAGTTCCAATGAACTTACCTGAAGGTTGATCATAAACAACTGATATTTGATTAACTGCAGAAACCGATGAATCAACATCAGCAAGATCTACAAAACGTGTTGTTCCAACTCCAGATGTTACACCTTCCCACTTACCAGTTGTGGAGTTATATTGAAGAACTTTACCATCAACCTTTGCACTGTCTCTATCAACATCATCTAAGAACTCCAAACGAACTTCACCACCACCACCTTGGGCAGCAGAAGTTCTAACAGTTTCATAGACCATTTTACGAAGTTGATCCATCTCACGCTTGAGTCTACGGATCTCTTCATCTGGAGTGTCTTCAACCTTTTCTTCTTCTGGAATTAGTTTCTCCAGAATCTCTATTGATTTCTCAATATTTGAATCATCAGGTTTCTTCTCAACAACTTCTTCGACTTCTTCAACTGCTTCAATAATTGGTTCTTCAATTATTTCTTCAATCTCTTCAATCTTTGGTGTTTTGTTTTGAACCTTTTCTGCAAACAAATAATCAGCAAACAACTTTGCTTCTTTCTTGATCAGGTCTTTCTTCTTATTCTCTTCAAGTTTCTTTTTCTTTAACTTTTTCTTCTCTTCTTCTAAGGATGAGAAAAGATCTCCAAGAGAAACCTCACCAATGATTTCTTTCTTTTCTTCTTCTTTTTTCTTTTTTCCTTCTCCAATCAGATTGAAGAAGTCTCCAAGGTCATTCATTTTAGACACTTACTGATGGCGAAACAATCACTGAACCTTCAATCGCTTTAGAATAATCACCAGAAGGTGAGATTAAAATAACATCATAATAATTTCTTCCTTCCTCCAAACCAGCAGTGTCAGTTCTTCCCATTGAGATGGTAACAACTCCTGTTGTGGAAGCAATACCAACTGTGAAACCCTTGACATTTGTGGTGTCAGTTGGGAACTTACTGATACTTGAAATACCACTGTAACCAGTTAAATCCTTAACCGCACCAGTATCAGTCTTAATTGAGAACGTTGTTGTAAAATCCGTCCCACGATTGATTTGGATGTTAACTGCTGGAACTGCCATTAGATTTTAACAGATGTGACGTTTTTATATCTTTGATTTGATGCTTCTTCTAAAGATTTTGTTTTTGTGGTAAATTTTATTTTCTCATCAAAGTTTTGAGACCATCTTCTCTCACCACAATAGTAAAGAGTTTGGTTTGCATCAAGGGAAGATGGTTTTTGGAGATACCAAGCCATAATCTTCTTTTTAGTTATTTATCAGTGTTTGTATTCTTTAAAAGTTTTTGAAGTTCAGCTGTGGATCCAACAAACAATGCATTAGTAACATTGGTTGGATTTTTGGCTTCCTCTTCTTTATTCACATCTTTTAGTTTTTGTTGAAGGGTCATCAGTTTATCTGTTGCATCAGCAACATTTTTGATTAACTGACCAGCAACTTCATATGCCCTTGGCATTTCACTTTCTTGAGCTAACTCAAGAATTCCATTGATTGCTTCTTGTCCCTTTTCAATGATTGAGTATAAATTACCCCTGGTATACTCATAGTCTTTTTTGATATCTTCACCAGAGTTTTTGAACTTTTCAATCTTTTTTTCGATATCATTTTTCTTTTCTATTGATACTTCTGTAGGAATGACATTGAATGTATCATCAAGGTCTTTGTATTTTTCACTCATAAGTCACCTCAAAAACTAGTCCCACTGAATCCAAAGTCATCTCCAAATTGAATGAGGTTGTCATCAGCAGCAGTAATACTCAGGACTTGAGCACCAAGAACATGATTTTGTGGTGTTGTGTTATCTTGTGCTCTTCGAACTGTGAGTTTGTTTCCAGTAATGGAATCAACAAACATTTCTTCCTGACCAATGTAAATATAAGTTCCTTTTGTTACCTTTGTTCCATCATCAACAGAGATGATGTTTTGTGAGAGATCCACATTTTCTGAAAGAAGTGTAACAACACTTCCATCGTAATCTTTGGTTGCTCTTGGTGTAACTTGATAAGTAAGATCTCTTTCTGCGTTTGGTGAACCAGGTGTTCCTGCAACGTAACCAACAGTAACCTTTTTGATGATGTCGCTTGTGACATCTGTAACAGGACCAAATACGTATGCCTTAGCAGTAAAGTTTAGTGTGTAAACAAGCGCCCTTCTTGTATCAAAATTACCTTCATAATCATCATCCATTGTGATGGAATCCAACTGAACAGGAATATCTCTCTTTTCTTTTTGATCTCCTAAAAAGTTTACTGGTAGACTATAAGAAGGTTGAAAATAGGGAAGAATTTGTTCAACAATTTGAAGAGCATCTTCATTCAATTTTGCCATAATTGACAACTGAAATCCCATGTTATATGGGACAGGGAGATAACTCTTTTTTAACTCCTGACCATCAGGTGTTTGATTGATAAAGTAAGTTGTTTGAGTTGATTTGCGTGAGGCATCATATCTTAAATCAGTGAATTCAAATGACATTCTTGGAAGAGTCATTTGAACAGGACGATTTAGATCAGCTTCCTGCTGCATTCTTGCAAGAAACTTCTGTGTTGGTCCATATGCCAAAGGCACTTTGATAACACTCTCTACCTCACCAGCTGAGTTCTTATGTTTGATTTCAATACCATTGAACAAAGAACCAAATGATACAATTATTGATCGAAAGACCTCGTTATAAAAATACTCAAACATGATTGAACTTCAGTTATAACATTATTTATCAGGGCATTCCAAAAGGATTAACTTCACTAAAGTCAATAATTGAATCTGCTGCAGTTTCAATGTTATCATTATCTGCATAAGGTGTAACTAAATCATCTTTGTTTTGGAAACTCATTGCATACTTGGCTCCAGATTCAGATCCAACAATTACTTCACCTTGTGTAAATGTTCCATCAA